TCCTGCCATAGAAGCCACTGGCTCCTTAAATTTTTTTCCTCCAACCCCAGTGACTACATGTCTACCAGTAGTGTCTCCAACAATACTCATAAGAGTTTTACCTTTAAGATCATCTATAGTTATTTGCTCAGGGGGAACTGTTTCGTCAGAAATAAAACCTTCACTTTGATGTTCACGCAAAAGTCTAGGTTGTACACTTTTTACCCCAGTAAATCCACCTGCTTCAGGAATAGAAGACAATCCACCCACTTTTCGTGCAGACGGTATATCTTTAATTCTTTCCGCTATTTCACTACCATCTCTTCTGTAATTTAATAAATTTTTCAAAGCACCAAAATCAGCTACTTTAGCTAGACCAAGTGCTATTTTCTGAAAAATCATTATTTCTTACCCTTATAAAAATTTAACCGTGCTCTTAAATGTTTAAGTTCCACGGCTTTATTTCTTCTTCTTGTAGCCAGAGGCACGTATCGCACGACCTTGTCGTTCAGCTTCGGCTTTGGTCTTATAAACTTTGCCTTTGGTTCCGTATCTGTAGCCACCCTTTACCTTGCGAACAGGCATCAGCCACCTAAGATTTGGTTCATCATGGAGTGAACATCGTCACCTGATCCGACTTTCATGATCTTAACTTTAACGTCAGAACCGTCGTGCTCTTCCATCATTTCTTCCTCTTCGTACTCGTCACTTACACCAAACTGCATTTGGTGGCAGAGCAATAAGAAGTTTACGAGCTGATCGTCTGACATTTCCAAGCCATCCGAATCATGTGAAAAACCCATCTTCTCCATAAAGAGTTCTGCGTTCTCTTCCATGTTTTCTACGTTTACTTCAGCCATTTTAGTCTCCTTGGTTATTATGGTTTTATGATAGGTTCTGAAACATTTAAAACTTGTTGCTCTGGCATTACAGGCAACGGCTCTTGATTTATACCGCCAGTGTAAAGAGCAGTATAATTTTCCATGTCATTGTACGGAACTTGATAATCTTCAGAGCCTGTTTTTACCGTGATGTCTGTTGGGGTTAGCAGTGCCGATTCAATCATATCCTCTGGCACAAGTCTACCGTCAGATGTGATGTAATTGCCCTGCTCATCCACTGTCACAAGCTCATCAATTCTAGCGGATGGGTTTGTCCAGTTCGCTGCCATTTTCCACCAACTTGATCCACCCTTTGTCAATCGAATTGGATTGCCATAGACATCACGTTTTTTGGAAAATGATCCACCACCACCACCATTAACTGGAGGTTCAACTGGAGGTTCAACTGGAGGTTCAACTGGAGGTTCTGGGGGAGCAGTAATTGTAATATCTGTGCCTGGTATTGTAATGCCACCACCCAAAGGTATTTCAACTAAGTTACCATTGTCATCGTAGCCAAGCCCAAAAGGTGCTCCGTAATAATCATAGGGAACACTTACATCATCTCCGTAATTACCTTGACCACCACTATCAACATTACCAGTAACTGGATCGATTTCACCTCTCATATTAAACAGGTCTTCTTCTGTTAAAACATTCGCAGGATTTATATCAAAGAAAGGATCGTCTGGGGTTATTTGATCAAATTTCAACATTTCTACTTTGTTGTAAGCATCTGCCATAGCAGAAACAGAATTGCCGTCATCATCTACATAAGAATTGCCGTACATACTTCCATAACCAGGAATATAATAAGACTGCCCTTCATTGCCTAATGGATCACCAGAAAAAACTCCTGCTATGTCGCTTCCTGCTGCCATGACATCTTCTACAAATCCTGTCGTATCCACTGGCTTAGTCGCATCTAACATTGGTGAGCTGACATTATCACTGCTCTGTATACCAACACTTGTCGGAGGCTCGTAACCTGTCATTGCCGTGTAAACGTCTGGATCTAAATATGTGTTTTCAGTGCCACTGCCAACATTAGTAGAAACTAAAACTTGACCGTCTTTCATTTGGACAGTGCTTGTTGGAGAAACATTAGAACCTGCCAAGGTTTGCTCTGCCAATGCAGCTTCGGCAGCAGCAGCAGCTTCTCTTTCTGCTCTCGCCTTGGCGTTATTGGCTCTTAACAACTCCATTATTGTTTGTTCCGATTGTTTCTTAGGTTTTTTGTCGTTGTTGTTATTGTATCCGCTTGAACCTGCACCTNTATATCCACCTGCCACAGCTTGTTGATAACCTCTTGATACGTTGGAATCTACATCTCCATAAGACACTGGGCCTCCACCACCTGCATGACCTGATGTATGATAATAAGCAGGAACTCCATTTACATTCTTTCCTGCTCCACCTAACATTTTTAAAACACCTGCCTCTTGAGGAGTTATGTAACTTAACTCATGAGGTTGACCCTTAATACTTGTCTTCTTTGGTAGTGCTCCGTAATGCATAATTATCCTCTCATAGCTTCGGTGACATTTGATAATGCACCAACATCACCCTGACCTAATCGTTCTTTAATCTCTTCAACTTTATTCATCAAGTAATTTGTCATCTTTTCACCTTCAGCATTTTGCTGTGGCATTCCTTGAGGTGGCATCTGACCTTGTGGAGGTTGACCTTGTGGCATTCCCTCTGGTGGCATCTGTTGTTTAACAGGACCAAAAGCAGCAGGATTAATCGGTCTTATCGAAGCTAACAGATTATTCGGTGACATTCTTCATAGCCTCCATCTGTATTTCCGCTGCGTTTTTCTCACGTTCCATCTGAACTTTTGATGCGTTCTTCTCTCGCTCTAACTGCAACTCAGCTTCCAACTTCTGGATCTTACCTTGCAAATCAGCTCTCGCCTTTGCTGCTTCAATCTCCATATCCTGCTTTGCCTCAGCTTGCTTGATCTGAATTGATGACTGAGCTTTAGCCTGATCCGCTTGGATTTGAGCTTGCGTTCTCGCCTTCAGAGCTTCTGTCTCTAATTGAGCTAACTGTTGAGCGTATTGCAGTGGGTTCTGCTGTTGTTGCTGTTGCTGTTGTTGAGCTGTAATAGCTGCAATCTGTTGCATTTGCGGAGCTTGCTGTACAACCTGAGCTGCACGCTGACTAATTAAGTTGTCAAGTTCTGGGTTGATATCCTTCAAGTCAGGTCTTTCACTCTTGAAGTCTGGAACTGGTGGCAACGACACACCGACACTTGCCTCCATACGATTGCGATACAATAACGCAATGTGTTCAGCTATGTGAGCAATAAGAATAGGTTGCAGTTGTTGAGCACCAGGATTACCACCCAACGATGGATCTTGGAGAAACTGCATGTGAACAGTGACGTGCGAATCATGATCCTGATCAACAAAAGCCTTTATTGGCTTGCCATACATAACCGACATATTTTCATCAATCGGATCCATCCGAACTGCCTCTTCAGGTTTCTTCAGGATCTCGTCAATATTTGGTATTCGTATGGCTTCGTACATTCTCTTGTAAGCTTCGTAAATGTCATGCAACTCAGGAGCTGACTGTGCCATCTGCAAAACAGACTGAGCCTGAGCAATCCTCTGAGCCGTGCTAAATATATTCGGATCACTGACAGGAATAATATCAATACGTTCATCAAAGTCACGAGCGTAAACCATGCCTGTACTGCCAGACAATGAGAACTCAAATTCATCAGGTAAATTCTCTGCATTCAGGTCAGCAAGTAATTTAAACTCCTGACCCTGAGCGTAGTGCAACCTCTTGTGAATTGCTGAGAAAGCTTTGCTNCCCTGCTCAATTAACGCAACTGTCGAACCGACTGGGGCATTTGGATTTACATCTCCGACATTTAAGTCAGCGGTACTGGCAAATCTCTGCCCTGCATCCACAATCAAACCTAGCAGATTAAACAATGCACCACTGGGTTCCTTAAACGGAAGTGGCATGATCGCCTTATTAACGTCATCAACCGTGGCATCAAGATCAACAAACTCACCAGGATTGACCTGCACTTCACCCCCAGAAACTCTGCCCCTTAATTTAAAGCCACCCTGCATATTGGAAAACGCAGCCGAATCAAGTAAAGCTCTCAGAGATCCTGTAGCAGCCTTACCCAATCCACCAATTAAGTGATACAATCCAAAGCCATAAAATCCAAGACCAGGTAAGAACTTGTAAGATACGAACCAATCTCTTCTAATTTTACGCTCGTCATCTTGGTTCCAGTTTCTGCGAATGCTGACAATCTTTTCGTTGTCGTGATCAATCGTCACAACGTAAGGAACACCCACGGCATTATCATCATCAATATCTTCATCATCAATACCGTCAAACAATTCGTAGACATGCATTTCCAGTAGTGTGATCACATCATCCTGAGCGTCACTGCCATAAGTATCGATACCTTCGATCTCGCCAATAACGTCCTCTGACGTACTTGCCTCATCCCCTGCATCCATTGTCGGAAGATAATAGCCAGACTGGACATAGCGATTGAAATCGTTCTTCGGCATTTTAATGACATGCGTATATCGTGGGGAGGTATATAAGTCTTTGCTTTCAGGAGCGACAACGAAGTCTTCAGCCTTTACAAACTGAGAGCACTGACGATCCATATTGCTGTCCCACCAGACTTTCTTAAATGTCTGACCAACAAGGGGCAGGTGAAACAACATCTGATCCAAGTCAGGAAAGTATTCGGGCATTTCCTGCGTGATCTGGTAATTCATAAAGTCCCGAACTCTGCGTGCCTGTTCCTCAAGTTCCTCACTGGGATCTCCGACAATGACAGTCTTAACAGGTCCACCTGACGGATATAATTCCGCAATAGCTCTGGCGTTAAACTGCGTGGCAGCTTCGGCAATCATGGGATGCACAACTGTCGATAGACCTCGAACAGCCCTTTCCTCTTCAGCCTCCTCCATTCCACCGTCAGGATCTAATGTCTGTAGACCTCTTTTATATCGATGCTCCCACTCAGAACGAGCCTCACGGTCACTGTTGTAAGCTGACACCAAAGCAGATGCCTTATTGTTTAATTCTTTTGACGAGAGATCTTCGGCTAAGTTGTTATCAAACTGGTCATCCCTGTCCGTAACTTCATCAAGAGCAGGATCACCAATTAATACGTCATCTCCAATTTCTTCAACAAGCAAGTCATCAGGTGGAGCACCTTCAGTAAATGGGATCAAGTCTTCTTGAAGGGATATTGGTTTTCTAGCCATACAAGGTTATCCTTCTTTTTTCTTCGTAATCATCATCATCAGGATCAGTCGAATGCGTAATGAACCAACCTTTTCGCAATCTTAACCATGCCTGAGTGCATGTGTCAACGATGTCATCATTATCTGTAGCAGGAAACGAAGCACAAATGTCAATTAAATCTTTGCACCATTTCTTGTCGGAAGGGTAATAAATACGCCCATCTTCGAGCAACGCAGAGCTTGCATGTGCCCTCGCTTCCTTATCTCTGTCAGGAGAATACTCGATTACTGGTATTCCTGCAATGCGTAAATCCTGCAGCAACGATTGGCCAGAAGCTTTCTTTTCTATCAACACGGCATCAGGTTCATAATCGTAATAGGCATCCTGAGCGATCTTTCTTAATTCGGGATAACTGACACGGTCATACCACATTTCCAATACAATCGCACATGTCATGCCCTTATGTTTAAATACACCCCACGTTGTTCTGGCAGAATAGGAGGACTTTTCTTTTGTACTGAATGCCGTGTCCCATGACTGCAATACATATTCAATGTCAGGAAGATCCGCGTTTTCCCACGGAACCCACCACTCAGCCTTTAATATACCACCGCCTTTTGGCATTGGACGTTGCTGTAGCTGTCCTGCTGCAGCGTAAGTTCCCAGAGATCTTTCCAGAGTGGACAAGGTGTCTTCATCAATTCTGTCAGGCCAGAGCAACTCACCTTCCTGAGTTCGAGGATCAGTAAAGCCCAGACTGGAAGAAATAGGCGTGGGATGACCAATTTCATATCTGGCAGGAAGACAGAGATGGTCCCACTCACCCTCCAACTGATTCGCCAAGATATGCCCAGTGAGATCTTTTTCATGGACACGCTGCATAATTATTATAAATGCACCAGTCTTAGGATCGTTTAAACGTGTCTGCATAGCCTGATCCCACCATTCCAACACACCTTCACGGACAGTTGCCGATTCAGCTTCCACCATGTTGTGAACGTCATCTAAGCAGATGATATCACCACCCTCTCCAGTAAGTGACCCACCAACTGAAGTGCTTATTCTGGAGCCTGTCTTATTATTCTCAAATCTCTGCTTGGCATTCTGGTCACTGGTTAACTCAAACATATCTCCAAAATGAGCTTTATACCAATCGCTATCGATCAACCTACGACATTTCACACTGTCACGGATCGACAGAGAACTGGCATAAGATGCATACAAGAACTTCTTGTCAGGTTGCCTAGTCCAAGTCCATGCAGGAAGGCAAACGGCAACAGAGATCGATTTCATGTGGCGTGGAGGGACATTGATAATCAGGCGTTTAATTTTACCTTCTACCACCGCCTGAAGATGTTCAGAGATCGCCTGAATATGCCAGTTGTCTTTGTAGGCAACTCCAGGCTCAATAGTTGGCCATGAGGCTTCGGTAAAATCAGCTAATGATCTTCGGTACTTTTCCGCTCGAACTTGTTCCAGTGATAGATTGCTCAAGAACTGATTCAAGTTGTTTAAGTGATTCATTGTCTATCCCAGTTAGATCTATAACGTGTTTTGTTTCCACAGTTGATTCTATTTCCTGCTTATCTCTCCAACCTGCCCTATTCTTTAAATAGAATATTTGTGCTCCAAGATCTTTATCGACAGTGGCTTTTTCATAGAGGGCACTTGTCACATTTGCTATGCCAGTCCCTCGACCTCTTTTTAGAGCGTCATAAAAGTCAGGATATTCGTGCTGTCTTTCATAGATAGTTGCATCAGAAATACCAAGCACAGCAGCGATTTGATCGACTGTTAAACCCTTGGCAGCATAGTCTTCTGCCTTTTTCATGATGGCATCTGTGATCTCNAATTTAGGTCTTCCAACTTTACGTTTTGTCTTTGCCATTTGTGTACCTTTATTTTCAGTGGTGAACTGTAATGGAATAGTAACCCATAATAAAATAAAAATAAACCCCACGAGTTCCAAGAACAAGTGGGGCAGTTTCTGGGAGGAAACATAAAGTCACAATGATTCGAGGCAATGCGACTATCCCCAGACTGTACCAACAAAAATCAAAACGCAATAAAAAATTCCAAACAGACAGACAACCCCAAGTATATCTTCAATCCAATTTTTCATAATTTTCTCCCATTGTTTATATATACGCCTTCTGGCTTTTCATTTTTTCTTGTTTTGATATCTTGCCGTTCATACTTGGCAGGGACATTCAAACGAGTGAGCCAGTCATCTGCATCTTTATCCAGAAGAGAGTAATCCTCATAATTTGGATTTTGCAAAGCTGCGTATGCAGATGCCCTTTTCATTTTTAGTTTGAATTTATCTTCAACATTATTCATCCGATTGACCCTGTCTGCCTACGAGAGTTAAACTTACAGGAGAGTTTAAGCTCTTCCTCAATTAAACGAAACAATTCTTTTAAATGTTTATCCTTTTTTATCAATTGGTTTAAGTTCTGGCAACGCTTGTATTCGATCATAGCTTCCTGAACTTTCTTGTACTGCATGGGAATTGTCGCCCTGATGACTTGCAACTCTGTCATTTTACCCACCCACTGTCTTTCTTATCACCTCCAACCCAAGCGGATTGAATTGCCAGACCTTTCCTTAGCATTTTCATTGCCTCGTCTTTATTTCCCTGCTTGATTTTATCCATTGCCCAAGACACCCAACTTTTGGCGTGGGGGGATAACAACTCAGGTGTTGGCTCTGCACTGGGTGTGGCTTGCACAGTGGCAGCTCCAACTCTATTTAAATTGAGGTACGCCATAAGATTTGTTTTATCTGTTGGCACTTCCACAGTTCGTCTTTCCTTTCCGAATTGCTTTCGAGCTTCCGACTGAGTTCCCACCCAGTCACCATGATTGTTTGTATATAGTCTCATAAGTTTTCCTTTCTAAATTGCTATCACAGACCCAAAGGGTTTCGGGTGGGGAGCAACCCCACCACTCATCAGTGCGAATTAAAAGTTGTAGTCGTAAAACTTTCTAGGCTCGTTTGCTAGACTGTGTCGTCCGTGATCAGAATGAAAGTAACCGTCTTTTCTAAGTCTAGCCTTCATTACAGGGTTGCTAGAGTTGCTTGTTATTTTCCACTTTTGATCGTTCTGGTTTGATGTATGACCTAAAAAACCCCCTGAGTGAAAGTCTTTATCCCAAGGCAACTCTTCAGAGTCCATCATTCGGACTTCTATAGTCTTTGGAGAGACAACTCGAACAATCTCAAAAGGATGCACATCAGTCCAACCGTTGTTGTTGGCGTGTGAGAACTTCACAACATCTGTTGATTTTGTATAAAACTCAACAAACTCTTGACCGCCACTCAACTTGCTCACCCTAAGCATTGGCAAAGTTTCCATTACTGCGATTGCTTCTTTTCTTGTCGCAAAGGTTTTTGTAACAACATCTTGCGTTCTCAAATATTTGTTGCAAGCAAACTCGAAAAAATATCCTGCCTTATTGTCTATAGTTTTTCCGTCAACTTTAGTTTCTGTATAAACTCTGATTACATATCTCTTTAACATTGATTCGTTTCCTTTCTGATTACCCATACAGATTATCAAAATGAGCAGGTAAGTCAACCCCTACATCAAAATAAATTTTAACTCAATAAAATCAACAGCTTCCAGAGGTGTTACCAGACAGCGGTAACGGTTACCGCAACTTTTAGGATGAGGTAACAGAGATAACATATTGGAATCTAAATAGAAAAGGCATGTTGTTACCGCTGTTACCGCAAAAGTGCTTTTTTTATTTTTTTATTTTTTATCCTCGAAATATTTTCCTATAGTATAGAAGGGAGCGTGGGACAGAACTCTCGACACTGACAAAAGTGACAAAACCGACAGAACTCTGTGGGACAGAACTCTGTGGGACAGAACTCTGTGGGACAGAACTCTGTGGGACAGAACTCTGTGGG